GTATTACTGTCAGAGTGAATGGCATGAACCCCGATGGCACATTCACAACTGATAGTTCTACGCCAGCTGGTAGCCTTCTTGATCCGAATGTCCTTGCAGAAAAACTAGAAGGTATCCAATTGAAATGAGAAGTAAGTATTCAATAATTATTGACACAGAAGAAAGAGTTCATTTTAAGGATGTATTGACAAGAATGGGTGTAGAGTGGCTGGGTGTTCACGGCTCGGTCGGTGTGGGAGTCACCTACGAAGTTAGTCTTTCTAAATATGAATTACTATATCTCCGCCTGGCCTGTAAGGTAGGGAAGATAAAAGCATTGAGAGAAACAATCGAAGTTGCGTAATGCTTGCCGAATATACAATAGTAGAATCCTTCTCTACTGATCGTAGTGTTTGTAATTATCTATACAAAAACTCTATCGATAGTGTAATGAGTGGTAAATCCTATAAGGGCACCAATGTGCTCATTTATACAACAAAGATTACAGAAGAGGATGCACTCTTTATCACACTTGCATTTCCAGATGCGAAGGTAGCCAAAAGTGTACTACAGGCTGATCGAACATAATCCAACAGGATGGGATGATACTAATATTGCAATCAGTATTGGTGCAATCCATTATGGTTCTATTGTCCTAAATGATATAGGTATGCTTAGAAAATTTGTTATCAACATCGAAGAAGATGATTTAATCTTCCTCAAGTTAAGGTTCAGTCACCGTGTAAGTTTTGAAGCAATGGACACAAATGAAATAAGTCTATTAAGGCAGCTAGGCTATATTAAATAGGTAAATAACTTTATGAAACTACGCACACTACTCTTATTATTGACGGTGTGCATTGTTGCTGCCGCTGCCGAAGATGTAAAAATTCCACGGCCACCAACTAACTGGAAACCCATATTTGGTTTCAAACATCCAACCTCTAAAGCCTATGTAGATACAAATAGTTTAGGTAAAACTATAACAGAAAAAGGTGAGTATGTTAGCGGCGCTCTATTGTTAGTTTCAAACGAGGCAACAACTTTACAAATTGAAGGTAAACCCACCGTTGTCAGAAGTGTAGTAAAACATATGGTGGTAGATTGCAAGAGCAGACTAATGGTGCCTGTTATGGATTTCTATTTCAATGTTGAGAAACCAGATAGAATGAACTTACCTATTGCAGGACTCGAATATCCTACCGATGCTAAGAATGCAGAGTTACTGAGCAAATCCTCTCTCATCTATCAGGCCTTCTGTCCAGTCTATATCTGAAAATCCTACGCAGTTTTCCATCTCAGATTTACAAATCAGATTTGGATTTTCAAATGGCATTCCTAGATAGGAATCTTGCACCAAAATCTTGCACAATTTTCCCGCCTATAGATCTATGAAGGCATAGACTTTTGCATATAACTATTATATAATAAATTATGGAAGAACAAAAATTTGAAGAACTGGCCAAGCGCCACCCCGATCTATTTCAGAAGTCTGGAGATTTCGAATTCAGCATCGACGATGGTTGGTATGATGTCATTGATACACTTTGCGGTATGATATCATATCGCGTAGAAAATGCTAAATCGCGTCTAAAGTATGCGATGGAAAATCCTGATGCTAAATTTGCTAAACCGATAGCAGAACTCGAGAAGGATGTTGCTGATGCATTGGCAGAACTTCCTGAAATTGCTCAAGTAAAAGAGAAGTTCGGTACCTTGCGCTTTTATGTGCATGGTGGTACCACGGAGATGAATAATTATATTGATTTTGCTGAAGCGATGACAGCGCATGTATGCGAACGTTGTGGTAACCCGGGTAAATCTCGCAGCGGTGGATGGGTTAAAGTCTTGTGCAACGAGCATCACAGAGAACTCTATCCAGAAGATTATCCAACCGAATTTATGACTATAGGTCTACCAGGATTAGCCGAAGAATGAACATACTTGACCGAATTGCTGATGCTGCTGTCGCTTTTTGCGGGACATCAGAGAAAGAAAGTAGTCTCCTGGTAGGAGTATTGACTATCTTCATTGTATGTGCGGTGGGCGCAACTTCTGTAATTTGGGTGTTGTCATGGTTAACAGGGCTGTCAATGTGGTGGGGTTGGTTAGCACTCCTGTCGTATTATCTATATACAGTTGTGCGAGCGATGTGGTAACCAACCATTCAATCTAACGAAACTCTTTAAGAGTTTCGAGCCGAATTTCGATGGATTTCTAAGGATTCCGTTACAATTCGTTACAATTCTTACAGGATGGAAAGTAAGTACCAACTTACCTTTTCGAAGAGAATGCCAACCGCCCATCGACAGCATCTGTGGCTGCAGGCCAACACTTGGTCTTGGTGGGTGTCGGCTTCCACTCTATGTCTGTCGTTGTTGCGATCAGGCAACATAAGCAAACGGTCTTGGCGATGCTCTGTTTCACCAGATTCAAAAGGTGGACATACTATATAGTCGGCAAGATACCAGTTGACTTACACAGAGTCATCACTTATAATTACTACATAGGAGCCAATATGACACACCCTAATGACGATTACGACGAAGACTTCGACGAAGATATGGGATACGATCGAAGTGACCCCAAGCACCCAACGTATTCGGAACGTATGGCAGACATGGCCGATTACTTGCGTGAACAGATGCGTGATGAAGCAATGGAAGCATCTTTCAAGGATGAATCATGAGAAAAGAAATCTTCTCAACTGAGGAAACTGAATCATTCGTGAACTCTCTTTTCGATGAAAAGAAGTATATCATCAATGTGCAGGCGCTCCCTGATAACAACGGTTATTTGGTGCAATGGCAAGAACACAAGACTTACAAAACATATGACGGAAAAGAATTCCCAGATGAAGCTTGGCTCACCGAAGATAATCGGATGCTACTGATTCAGGATATCGAACCCGAGCATTGTCGGAACATCTTGCGTATGATGCTTCGTCAGGAGCGTGAGGTGAAGAAGGCAATGGAAGAGCTTTCCAATCATCTTGTTGATATTGTTCAGCAGGGCGGATTGATGGAATCCGATCCAGAAGAAGTTCAACATACATTGCACTAATATGACTGCTACATTGAATCCGGGCAAGATATATGAAAAGTATCAGGCCGGCGATAAACTTACCAACGCAGAAGTGATCTATGGTGCAGCATTCTACAAAGATCTCTCTGATAGATTGGTCTATTGTGGACCCACCTTTCATCTTGCGTTTACGGAAGCGAACCGGGTGTATATGGGCCTCGAAGGTTATATGGAAGCAAGGATGAGAAAATAATGGTTACCTTACCAAAAGAATTTGTCGCAACAAAGTACCCTGGATACTTTTGGAATATTCAGGATAAGAAACTATATTCTGTGAAAGTGACCGGAATGTTGAAGCCACTCGCTAGGGTGTATCCAAATCAGTTCAATCACTTCCGCAGTGGATTCTCTGTATCCATACGCGGTCAGAAGCGAGTTCTAGAGTTGAGCTATCTTGAAACTCTCAAACCAAAGACAACTATCTACCCAATCTACCCACAGGAATAAACATGACAGCTGAACTAAAAGAACGAAATATCCTGCGTAAGGATTGTGATGGGCATACATATTCGATTCCCGAAAGTATGCTCAATCAATTTACTCAACTTGTTGAGGCTGTTGTAAATTCTGAATTCATGTCAGATGATTGGTATGATGCCAATGACGAATTGGATAAAGAGTTTGGCTCCTACATGAAAGGTGATTGACAAATACATTTTGTATATCGTATAATAGAAGACTAAGTTAGTAAACATTCAACACAAGGAAATATATGAAGAAACTTATCGCACTTATCGCTACCGCTTTCGCAATCTCCGCAATGGCTGCTTCGCCTGTTGCTACAGCATCGGCACCAGTTGCTGTCAAGACTGCCCAACCACCTGTCCAGGCACAGGTCAACAAGACCAAGGCTGATGCTCGCACAGCTAAGTTGGCAAAGAAGGCAAAGAAGGCAAAGGTTGCTAAGAAGACTGCCGCTTCGGCACCTGCCAAAGCCGCTTCCGCTGCTAAGTAAGCAAGCTGACAAAGATGGAAGGGGCCGTCAACTGGCCCCTTCCATCTATTGTTATAATACATATACAAAGGAGCTAGTTATGAACATGCTAAATGAAATTGCTGTGATTGTTTTACAGAACATCAATGTAAGTTTTCTCTGCACTACGGTCATCCCTGTGATGACTGGCTTCTTCAATTGAATAGGCCGGCGTTAGTACAATGGATAGTACAGGGGATTTCTACTCCCTAAATGGGGGTTCGATTCCCTCACGCCGGACCAGGTTGTAAAACGGATAGGATAAAAACCTTCCTTATGATAAATACATAAGATGAGGAACAACTATTATGAAAACAACCAAATGTAATTTATGCGATACTGAAATACGAAATTGTAATTTCAAAAACACATCACATCTTGTGATGGATCTGGTCCATACAAACCACTCACCTCTTGTAAATGGTGTGAAAAGTTTTTCACTGAAACAGATGATAGAACAAATCACACCAGATGGTGCGATAAAAATCCTGATAGATCTTTGTATGAAAAGAGCAGAGATACATCTCAACTAAAGACTCCAACAGCCGTCGAAAAAAGAATAAGAGGAATCAAAAAAGCCCATATCGATGGAAAATATGCCGAAGCGAATATAAATCGAATAGGAAAATACTTACCGAAACACTCAGATGAATCGAAAGAAAAATCTCGAGTAAAAGCGTTGGCATCACCGCATAGACGATTGGTAAAATCTGTCCGAGATTATATAAAGAAGGATGGGACAATTGTTAAACTCGATTCTTCTTGGGAGGAAATATTAGCAATAAGGTTAGATGAGATAAATGTGAATTGGATAAGACCGAAACCGATCAAATGGATAGACAAAAAAGGCATATATCATAATTATTTTCCGGATTTTTATTTAGAAGATTATGATGTATATTTGGATCCAAAGAATCCTTATGCTATAAGAGCACAAAAAGATAAGTTGGATTGCTTGACCAATCAGCTTAAAAATCTTATAATACTAACAACAGACACAGATTGTAAAAATTTTACACCACAAAGGAAAATATATGTTGCTTCAACCACCCAAAACTGTAAAGTTTGACCCAGCTAATAAGGCACACCGCGCATCTGTTCGTGCGTTTATGAAACGCCGTGCATGGGGTGATGCTCCGATCCGTTTCGCATATGATCCAGTCTATGGAAGTATTCCGGAACAAGTTCAGACCAAACTGTTGGCCTGGTATCTTGAGAGAGAAGTTACTCCCAGAAAAGTAAAGAAACAAGTGGCTATCGCTAATCCGAAAGTTAGCCAACTGAAGAAGAAGGTGCTATAATGGGCACAACACCACGCAATGGCATTGAGGTACACCATCTCATGCCGAGCATGATGGAAGCAATTGATACTCTATTCGAAATCTGCGATGCAGAATTCAATAGCAGAAAAGATGTGCATGAAAGTTTCAAGAAAGAAACAAGTTCAAAGAAGTGGTCGACACAATTTCTCTTTTGGGAAGTTAGGAAGATTGCTGCCCGCGAAGACATCATCTGTTCCGCGCATATTGCACGGATTATTTCGGATGAGATTTCATGTATTTGGCATGGTCAGCACGAATTACAATAAAAGGATAACAAATGGCTGAAGAAAACGTAAATGGACAAATTCTTGTCGAACTAAGAGAGATGAACAGACTGTTGGCCGAGAGTGCTAAGTCATCAGAAGCTGCCGATTGGAAGCTATGGATCATTATGAATGGATTATGTGATGCATTGCTGACTCAGGGCATTCTTATAGATGATCCTCGAAAAACCGAAGAAAAATAAAGATTCTGGGCCGGTAGCTTAGAGTCCTAAAGCAGCGGTCTCATAAACCGTTGATCGTGGGTTAGACTCCCACCCGGCCTACCATTAAGGTGCGGTAACTCCATCGTACTGGCAATGAGAGAATACTTCAGCGTTGATTAGCCGGCAAGGCCGGTAGGAACTATTCAATCCGTACTCCTCTACTCTGCGATTGCCATTTATCCTATTGACTCTTTTTCCTAATGCTCTTATAATAAGAGCATGAGACGCTTACTCCTATCACTTGCCTTTGTACCTATTATAATGCATCAAGGTGTTCCTACGATGTGTTATCGTGGGCATATGAAGGCTGTAAAGGTAGATCCAAAGCAGGAAAAGTGTTTGGCTACTATGATCTATGGTGAAGCTCGAGGGGAGGCAGAGAAGGGTATGGTGGCAGTGGCCTATACTGCTGTGAATCGTGCTGTAAATAGGACGGTTTGCGGGGTGGTATTGGCCCCTAAGCAATACAGTATCTTCAATAACAATCCTGCGCTGAAGGCGGCGGCGATGAGTTTACACCTGGAGCCAAAGCAAAAGAATATAATTGATAAGGCAAGTTGGGAGAAAGCTTTAGCAGTCGCTAAGGCGGTGATGCGGAAAGAGATCGATGATCCAACCAATGGAGCAACGCATTATCTGGCTCCGACGGTGATGAGACTGAAGAAGTATAAATACCCGCAGTGGTCGAAAGAATACAAACTACTTGCGGTTATCGACAATCATAGATTTTACAAAATCGTTGACAAGCAGGCGATAAAGATTTAGTTCACTTTGTCCATCATTTAGGCGGTTTTATGTATAAATACGTGTTATGCACGGATTTATATACGAATGGACCAATTCTCTAAATGGCCTAAAATACCTAGGACGACACCAGGGAACACCCGATGATGGATATATCGGAAGTGGAACAATCTTCAAGAACTCCTATAATAGACATCCCGAAACATTTACACGAACTATTCTCTGGGAAAGTAATAACACATCAACAAATGAGATATTACAGAAAGAGGAAGAGTTTTTAAGTCTGATACCCGATGATGAACTATATTATGGTGTAAATAGAAAATACTATAATCAGGTTAGGAACTCAGCAGGTTATACATCTGAAGAGAATCCCATGAGGAATCCCGAAGTTGTTGCAAGAATGATGGCGACACGGGAAGAGATAGGGACTTATAAGAATCCGTGGGAAGCAACGGTAGCAAAATATGGTCGAGAGGAAGCTCTTTTATTAAATGCCCGTGGGAAGATCGGAAATACATTCGGCACTGGAAATAAAGGTTCGATCAAATCAATCGAACATAAGGCCAACATAGCTACCAGCATACAAGAAATGTATGCTACCAAGAAGGCTGCAGGTATTAAAAATACATCATTGGGTGGTCGGCCACGTGCTATAGATTATGTTACAATAGTTGATATAGTGAAAGAATATGGATTTAAGGATGCTGCAATAAAGTTAGAGATATCGGTTGCGGCATTAAAGGGAAGGTATTATAATGCGGTTGTAGCATTAAAAAAAGTAATGTAATAAAGAATAATGCGCTGATGGTGGAATGGTTTACACAACGGTCTTAAAAACCGTCCCTTTCGAGGTTGCGGGTTCGAGTCCCGCTCGGCGCACCAAAGTTATAGTGAATGCGTAGGCTGATACGCAGTGAAGATGGAAGTGTGGCAACAATCATAGGTGGGATCAATTGGTAATGCGAACACTCCGATTATCTATGATATTGTAAGTAATTCAAAACTGACGGCGTGTTCGCACATACCGTAGAGAGGTGCACCATAAGGTATTCCTCCCAATGTGAACTATTCACATTTATGAATCTATTATTTATAATGGTTTCATTCAGTCAACACACTAAGCCGGAGTTCAGTACCGGTCGCTATTTTATATTTTATAGAAAGAATGTATGAAACAACATTTTGTCACTTTTTGTTCTCCTGGAACTTTTGTATCCGAAACAAGTCAGAGCCCCATCGAAAGTTGGGATGTCAATGAAGCCAAAGCGATAGCTAAAGGCATCAAAGAGCGACATGGTGCTACACCGTA